GCCTAGCGGCTCAAAGATGTGCTCGCGGCCGTTGAGGTCGCGCTGCGCCTTGTACAACACATTCACGCCGCCGATGGTCCAGAGCGTTGTCGTGCCGTACTTGAGATGCTCAACCACCGGATGCCTCCATTGCTGCTACCAAATCTATCGCGCCCCCACTGACGCGCCCCATCTTGCCGCTGAAGCGGCGCCGCGATTCGCCGTCCTGGAGCACGCGCACGGTGAGGATGAACTCGCTGCCGCCCATGCCTTCGACAATGCCCTGCTTCACCGCCTGAATAATCGCCTGAGCGCTCATGCCGCCACCGCCCGCAGCCCCCGAGGCGGTCACGCCCCCCCGCCGCCCGGTGGCCGTGCCAATGCTAGGCCCTACGGGGTAGCTCGGCATCGCCGACGCTCCCGGCATCGCTGGCATCGCCAAGCCGCTCACGTCCATGCGCCCGAGCGCACGCGCCAAGTCGCCGATCTTGGCAATGATCCCGCTCACGGAAAAGTCCTCGTCAGAGGCGATGGACGCACCCGCCGCGATGGCGTCGGCGATGCCCTCAAAAAGCGCCTTGATCTTGCCGATGATGCCGTCCTCGCTGATAAACCGATCCAGGGCGTCCGTCCAGAGCGCTTCCACTTCGAGTAGCCCATCCTCCAGAATCGGCGTGCTGTTCTTCAGCTCGATGATCATGCCACGGATGACCTCGCTCACCGCGATACGATGCTGCCCGCGCTCTAGGCTCGGGCGCACAGAGAGCTCGTAGAATAGCTTGGCAATGTCCAGAATGCCGAATAGGCTCTGCAGTTTTTCGGAGGTGGCTACCGCTTCGGGTAGGAGGTCGCGCTCTGCGGTGTTGCGGGCAATGATAAACTCCTGTTGCAGCTCCATC